GGCGGAATCCACACTACGCATGATCGATGAAATACCGGTGTGGTTAGTCGCTCCTTGCCCAAGGGAGACGCGCTACAGCCTACGCGCTGCTGGTCACCGCCATGACCTTCGAACTACACCGTCCGCGCAGACGGCGCCCTGAGAGCCACTCGATTGTCTCATCGTAGTGCATAGCTTGGCACCCCCAGGCCCCCGGCGTGGTTGACACCTGTGCATTGCGGGGATAACACACAGACCGAACCGCCGGTAAACCGAGAGACTCCTTTCCAGGGACAGATATTTAAGTCTAGCACGCGGAGTCATCAACTCACTTAGACGCGTTGCCACCTTGGCTGCTCTAGCCGCACCCCATGTTGCAGGGGAGTATTGGCATGACACTGTCACGCAACGAGGGGGGCAGTTGTCAACTGCACTTTGCGCCCCTTTCGAGAATTAGTCTGCACACTCGGTGATGTTGACAGTGACACTAGAAAGAGTGCCTGAGACTGCCCAAGTGTTGAAGTTGCATGTGACCGTAGTAATCGGTTCCAACGCACGCACAGTCACTCCAAATGTGTAGAAGATAGTGCTAGACGTTAGACTCGATGGGGCCAATCGGCTGGTGTTGAAGTTGCTGAGTGTGGCATTGGTTAATGTCGGATTGTTGGGGTTGCCAGTGATCCCGGACCCGGTGATGATGACAGTGATGAGGTACAGCCCAGGCGGAGCGGCGAACGTAAGGAGGTTGCTAGCTCCACTTGCGGACAAAGTACCATACGTCTTTTCAAGCCCGGCAAGGATGTTGACAGCGGTGGCTGTGCTTGAAAAACCGGCCCAAGCATTTACGTCACTAGTGACATTGCTGGCGACGATCGGCTTCTTCAACTCAACCTCATACGTAATCCACAGGTCGCCAAGCGCATTCCCGGCGGCTAGTTGGCCAGCGGTGCAAACGTGGGTGACACCTAGGTCGTAAAACAACTGGTTGTCACCAGACGGCAAATCACCACGGCGCACATATTGTACATTGAATGGGTTCTCCGCAGGGTTGCACTCAATTGGGTGTGCCAATGTTTCAGCAGGCACAGCTTCACCGGACCAGTACTCATTAAGCAGTTCAGCCTTCGTGCTAGGCGGCGAGTCGTTAGCCCGATATGACGTCTGCAACATGACAGAGCCAAGCGATGGGCTGGTGCCTGAAATAGCGTTGCCGCTAGTGGGTATGTAGTGAAACACGATCCCCTTAAAGCGGTACTCTTGAAACGAGTTGGCAATGGTGGACAACCAAGGGAACGTGTTCTGGTTCCCAGGGTTGAGCTGGAAGCTCTTTTGCACGGTAAAACTAGTGCTCGAGGGGATAGTGGCAATGAACTCCCGATGGCGCACAGTAACAGTCTGGCCGTCCTTGTGCATCATAGGGATGCCAGTGCTCGCTCGCGACACAATGGAATTCGTACCCACCGTATAATCGCCGTAGCCGAGCCACTTCGATATCGCTGCCCCAAGCGAGTTGCCCGCTGCCGATCCGGCGGCAGGCATGCCGGCGTAGGCGCCCAGCGCGCCACCTCCCAAAGTGCCCATTTGTCTCAACAACTTGCCGATAGCGCTGGGCTCGGCAGAACCCGTAGCCCGCGCAGCGGCACGCGCGCGCGGGGTCTTCTTCTTCTTCTTGGCCAGTACTTTCACCGGCATATTGTGTTGTCCTGAATTGTCTGTTCATTACAGGTGCCGCAGAAAGGCGGGGGGGCTGTTTTCGACGCGGCCAATGCGCGGACCATCTCCGAGTCCAGCAATCACAAACCGATCAAAGTAATGCTCGAGAGCAATTTGATAATCAGGAGTGATGCCAAAGGCTCGATAAAAAGACGCGCGAGCATTGTCTGTCACAGTACCATCCCGCGGCGCTGCCATACGTTCAAGCACACCCGTGTTGCGGAACAGGTGGTTCTTGAACTTGGTTGTCGCCTGAACGCCATTCCGATAAAACGCGTTGTAGAACGACTGCAGCACCGGGCTGCCCGGCACCGAGGCAACCCCACACTCCCCTACGGCCCCAAGCCACTTACGAAACACCTTTTCGTTGGGTAGGGGTATCAAGCACATCGGGTCCTTCTTAAGACAGGTGCGGACATTGCGGACCATGCACCATCCGGTTGCGAGCTCAACAGGCCTAGCCTGGCAGAACTCAAGCTCCTCGAATGTGTACACAGGCGCCTCCACGGTCATCCTGAATCCCTTGCGCATGAAATAGCCGGGGATCGCGGCCACGACAGCCGCGAGATCAGACTCTTCAAAGATCAACACACAGTCATCCCCATTGTTGGCGAGTTCAGCGTCCACTCCAAGCGACTGACACAGATCGTACAGCAACGCGCACATGATCAGGCAGTTGCCCAACGACGTGTTCAAATCACCGCTGCTCCTGGTACCAGGCATCATGAAGTGAACGGTACCGTCTGGGCAGTACGCGGTTCCAACATTATTCCGCTGCCACGACAGCAACCTCTCCAACTCGGCACTATTGAATGTGCCATTGTAGAACCCATGCTCGTACAACAACGCCCACACACTCACGTGCATGTCGAATTTCGTTGCGTCCAAGCC